CCAGCACCCACCACCTACAACCCACCACCAATGGCAACCAAACAACAGCTAGAGAACCAGCTGACACGCTGCGAAGAGGAGATCCTGGACACCTGCCGGGCCAGCTGCCACGCGCAACTGATGCACGACAGCGAGGCCATCAAGCGGACCGAAGCCCGCCTGTATGCCCTAAAAATCCTGGAATCACAGCTGCATGCCGCCTGGCGTCGCACCCCTCTGTAACGGTTCACGACAACGCCCCAGCCACCACCGGCAGGGGCGCCATGCTGGCCCCGCCTGGCCCCAGGGCCGGGCACTACCCACCACCACCTCATGACACATCTTCATGCGTTGGGTGCAGCTGTTGTGTTGGCTGTAACCCCAGTACACGGACAAACCAGTGGCTGTTACCCCTCTCTAAGTGGGGGCTACAGCTGTTCAACACCAACCATGACCTATCAAGTGCAACCCACTGCGTTGCCTGGGCAATGGGCCATCAGTGGACAAGACAACAACGGCAAGTTGTATGGCTGTGTCGCACAAGAGACCTTGACCGGCGACATCATTAGCAGCTGCCAATGAAACGACCACACCTGTTGTTGACCGAGGCGTCGTTACGCCTATTTGCTGAGGGCCATTCGGAATTGGCCTATGACTTGCGTCGACTGGCGTTGAAGTGGACGCCAGAAAGCGAGAAGCGCCTGATCCATGGCCCTGAAACCATTGATGACGACACCGACTACGACCACCTTTCTCCTATCCACGACCTATGAACTTGCAAAGACCTACGGACGCGGAACTGTGCGAGCTGTATCGCAACTGGTGGCAGGACTCATACGGCAATGTGCCCAACGCGCAAGCGACAAGCATCGCCGCGGCCTTCGCCCGCCATGTGTTGACCACGTATAAGGAGAAGGACGATGGCTCAACTTCCTGAGTCACAAGTGATGGCACGGGTCAGACACGAGGTGCTGACTGTCCTGTATCACCAGTTCCCCAAGGCCTTAGGGCAGACAGGACTGGTCGAAGCCATCAAGATGCCGTTCCTCACCCGTGACAAGCAATGGCTGCAGGATTCAGTGAAGGAACAACTCCAGGTGTTGCACCATGCGGGACTGATACGTCCAGCAAATGGTGGTTACACATTGACGGAACGTGGACGAAGGGATCGTCAACAAGCAGCACGCTTTCTATCCAACAAGATCAACCCACCAACGGATGCAGCATGACGTCAAGGATCAATGAGTTTGACCAAAGGGCGGAGTCGATCACTCATGACCGAGCAGCTGACTACGGTGATCCGAAGGTCAGCTTTGATCGCATCGCCTTGATGTGGTCAGCCATTACTGGTGCAGACATCACTGCCCAGCAGGTAGCTCACATGATGATTTGCCTGAAGCTCAGCCGTCTCCAAACCAACCCCGATCACTTGGATTCCTATGTCGACATCGTCGGCTACGCCAGATGTGGAGTCCTCTGCGGACCCCAAGAAACCAAGCCCAATGGAGATCAAGTTTGGGAATGACCTGTCTGGTCGTTGCCTGACTGCCTATTGGAAGGATCGTGTTGCCTTGATCGACGACCACTCACGCATGCGTGCAGTGATTGAGGTCTTGGCGGATGAGATCCGCAAGTGGGCACCTGATGAAGGGCAAGCCCGCATTTGCCACCTCGCCATCAATGAAGTGGCTGACCGCTTACTGAGGGACACCAATGCCGTATGACCCCAAGTGGCGCCTCGAAGATGAGCGCCGCGTCGAATGGCTGGACAAGCTGTATCGCTTGGACGGCAGACATCACAGCAGCCATCCTCTGCACTGCACCTATACCGGTCTGGCGCAGAGGTACGGCACCCTCCCATGGGAGGTGAAATGAAACCGATCAGAGGGAAGGATTGCAACTTCACCCTGCAATGGGCGGATGATGAACGACCCAACCTTGGGGATGGCGTCAGTCGCACCTCTGATCCACGCTCTGCCTTATGGGAAATCGCTGTTGCCTTTGGCGCAGCAAGACCCATGAAGGAATACATCCGAGCGGTTAACAACAAGCAAGCCATCAAGTTTGCGAAGAACCGCTACCCAAAAGCAACCTCAATCACTGTCATTGGAAAACATGTCCCACCCATCCGACACACTTGACGAAAACATTTACCTGCTGAGGACTGATCCACCTACCAAGGATGATGCAGACGAGAAGGGCAATGTGTTGTACTTCTGCCCTCGCTTCGGCTGGTACTCCGGTTACTTCATCAAGCCGCACATGGATGGCACTACGCACTGGACGTACCTGCCACATCGCCCGCCAGCACTGCCTGATCCGGCAGTTGAAAGCGACACGCATTTCAATGACTGGCTGAAGTCATTCCCTACTAAGTTTGAGGACAGTGTTATTGCATTGTTCCGCCTTGGTTGGAATGCAGGTTGGAAACGTGCAAGAGGTAACTGATCCGCTCATTGATCAGCAGCTGCAGTTAGAGCGGGAGATGTATTTGTTGGGTGCCGACCGTCGGGAGCTACTTCGCAACCGACGCATCGTCACCCGCATGGAATCCCTCTCTGACTACGGCAATGCGTTGGTCACGATGGGCATTGATGCCGTCATCAAGGAGATCCGTCACCACCGCAAGCGCCTAAGAGATGGCAAGGCAGGTCCTCAATACAAGTACCTGTCGCCATTGCTATGCCTTGCCCCGCATCGCATGGCTGCCTGCGGCTTGCGTGCTGTCGTTGATCAGATCAGCGCACCGGTGAACCTTGGTGCCCTTGCCTGCCACGTCGGTGAGATGGTCTGGATTGAAACCATGCTGGCTCGTGCCAGTAGGTGGGAGATGCAGAACCACAAGCGGGTGCGTGGTCGCTTTCAGCAGAAGGTCCAGGACATCAAGCGCATGAAGAACACGGAGCTGTGGTCGCCACAGGAACGTGCTGCCATTGGTGCCTTCCTGGTCATGACCATTGCTTCCAAGACTGGGTTGATCAAGGTGGAACGTGCGCAGCGCGGACTCCATCGCATCACCCAGGTCAAGGCAACTGATGAGTGCATGGCATTCATCGGCAAGGTCAATGAAACAGGCATGGCCCTGTGCCCGTTCTCTTTGCCGATGGTGGCCAAGCCCAAGGTCTGGACCACAGCCTTGGACGGCGGCTATTTCACCGACATCCCAGGCAACACGCTGCTCAAGGACGGGGCTGACTTCGTTGCTGAACACACCACCGGCAACGAGCCATTCATCCGTGCTGCTAATCACCAGCAGGGCGTGGCATGGCAAGTCAACAGTTGGGTGCTGGAGCAGATCGAACACGCATGGGAGAAGAGCATTTCCGTTGGCAAGCTGATGCCTCGTGAAGGGTGGGCTGTCCCTCCCTATCCGAAGCACCTGCCTGACGATCACCCTGATGTGACGCAGTGGAAGTTCAATGCACGGCAGATCCATGAACGCAACGACAAGACCAAGAACAGTCGCATCGCTACGGCGAAGCAGCTATGGCTGGCACGTCGTTTCGTCAATGAACCACGGCTGCACTACCCAATGCAGCTGGACTTCAGGGGCAGGTACTACTACCGCCCGCCGTTCCTAAACCCCCAGGCCAACGACATCGGTCGTGCCCTGCTGCAGTTTGCTGATGGCAAACCCATCACTGACAGCAGCCAAGCCGAATGGCTATGGGTGCATGGTGCCAACCTTTACGGCCACTCAAAGCTGGACTGGAAGGCTCGCCTGGCCTGGGCGCAGCAGAACAAGGAAGGCATCTGCCGCTCCGGCATGGATCCATGGCAGACCACTGCCTTCTGGACTGAAGCCGACGACCCGTGGCAGTTCCTTGCCTTCTGCCGTGCCGCGTATGAGTACGTCGAGCAGCGCAGTCAGTACATCTGTCAGCTGCCCGTCGTCCTGGACTGCACCTGCTCTGGCATCCAGCACTACTCAGCCCTGCTCCGCAATGAGCAGATGGCTGAGCTGGTCAACCTGAAGCCAAGCGACAAGCCGCAGGACATCTATGCCCATGTCTTGCAAGCAGTGCTGCTGCAGCTCCGCTCTGACGTCGACATCCCTCATGCCCGGTCATGGTTGGAACTCCAACCTGATCGGTCGCTGGCCAAGCCCGTCGTCATGACGTTGCCGTACTCAGCGACCAGGCAGGCAGTGTTCAAGCACTGCCAGACCTGGGCACTGGAAAGAACACTGGAGCTATACGGGACTGATGGCTGGTGTTTCCAGCGTGGCGCTATTGCTGCCATGCACTACATGACCAGCATCCTTGTCCGTGAAACCAGCAAGATCATCGGCCCTGCTAAGCACGCCATGTCGTGGTTCAAGCAGGCCGGCAAACTCGCTGGTCAGCACGACATCCCACTCCAGTGGCGATCACCTGCTGGGTTGCCTGTACGTCAGCAGTACTACGACTACAGAGGTGTTCGCATCCCGCTCCTCTACCTATCGCCAGTGATCAGGTCCTTCAACCTGAACCACATGGCGCATGGGTTGAATCCAAAGCGGATGGGTAATGGGCTCAGCCCTAACGTCATCCACTCCCTGGATTCCAGCCACATGGCATTCGCAACACTCGATGCGTTTGACCATGGCGTCACCAACCTTGGCGGTATTCATGACTGCTTCGCTACGACGCCAGCTGAGATGAGCCAAGTGCGCAATTCAGTGCGCAACAGCTTTGCTGCGATGTACTCCGATGACTGGTTCACAGCCATCACGTCGGAGCTGATGGCCCAACTGCCATCTGAACTGCACGCCAAGCTGCCAGCCATGCCGGAAGTTGGCCGGCTGGATCTCAACACCGTTTGCAACGCGACTTACTTCATCACTTGACCATGAACTACAACCTTGTTTCTGGCATCCGCCTGACCACACCTGTCTGCAAGTTCCAGTACCCGAAGCTGGTTGAACCTGAAACCAAGTTCAACCCTGAAGGGGTCTACAAGCTGACCGCAGTCATTGATGCAGCTGAAGCAGCTGAGATCGGTGATGCCCTTGATGCCCTGCTGAATAACCACAAGGCATCGCTCAAGGCACAAGACCCCAGCAAGAAGGACTGGAAGCTGGCTGACCTGCCCTATTCCTTTGAGGACTACGACGGCAAAGCATCCTTCATCGTCAAGGTGAAGATGAAAGCCAAGGGCATGGGTCGTGATGGCAAGCCCTGGACTGCAGCGCCTGCCATCTTTGATGCCAAAGGCCAGCCAGTCCGTGACCGTGACTCCCTTAAGGGCATGTGGTCTGGCACCACCGGTCGTGTGTCCTTCGAGGCGCAGCCCTTCTTCCAGGCAGCCATTGGCGCCGGCATTACGCTTCGCCTAAAGGCGGTGCAAATCATCGACCTTGTTGAAGGAGGTGGCAGTGCCGAGAGCTACGGCTTCGGAGAAGAGGACGGCTGGTCTGGTTCCTCGGAGATCACGCCGTTCGACAGTTCGACGTCCATCCCCGTCGACGACTCCGACTTCTGAGTACCGCTCAAAGTTTGAGCAGCAAGTCGCTGGCTCCCTAAACAAAAGGGGCTTGGCCTTCAACTACGAAAGCCAAGCCCTGACCTACACCATCACCGCTACCTACACGCCGGATTTCATCCTGCCCAATGGCGTGATGGTTGAAACCAAAGGGCTCTTCACCCCAGAGGACCGTCGCAAGATGCTTGCCGTCAAGGCACAGCACCCCGACAAAGACATCCGTCTGTGCTTTATGCGGGCTGCAACCAAGCTGTCCCGTCGCCCTAATGCCATGGCCTACTGGCAATGGGCAGAACGCCATGGCTTCCTCTGGTGTGAAAAGCAGATACCCACCACCTGGTTTGACGATGCCATCAAAGTTCCTGCGGCATGAACCCTGCCCGGAGTGCAACAGCAAGGACAACTTTGCTCGGTACGACGACGGTCACGGTCATTGCTTTGGTTGCGGTCACCAAGAACAACCACCCAAAGGGGAAACCCTCAAGCCCATTGCGCCGATGGCACCACCAGTTACACCGCTCCTGGATTTCATCGAGATCAAGGCGCTTGAAAAGCGAGGCATTGACCTCGATACCTGCAAGCTCTTTGGTTACGGCTACTCCATCCACAACGGCTCCAAGGTTCAGGTAGCCACCTACCGGGACACACAAGGCAAAGAGGTGGCGCAGCATGTCCGTGATGCAGACAAGCGCTTCCGCTGGCTAGGCGATACCTCCAGCATTCAGCTATGGGGGCAACACCTCTGGCGACAAGGCATCGGCCATAGCGGTGGAGCCTTCGTGGTCGTCACCGAAGGGGAGATCGACGCCATGTCGGTCAGCCAGGTGCAAGGCAATCGCTACCCCGTTGTCTCCGTACCCAATGGGGCGCAATCAGCCAAGAAATACTTGGCCGCCAATGCTGTCTGGCTCAGTCAGTTCAATCGCATCGTCCTCTGTTTCGACAGCGATGAACCTGGCGAGAAGGCCGCTCAAGACGCGTTGACTGTCCTGCCCCTTGGCAAGGCAGCCATCTGCCGGCTGCCCCGCAAAGACGCCAACGAGATGCTCAAGGCAGGGGAAGGTGACCTCCTGCGCGATCTGCTTTGGAAAGCCACACCATCCCGCCCTGATGGCATCGTCAATGCCTCCGAGCTATGGGATGAACTGATCAAGCCAGGTGCTGCATCCATCTGTCAGTACCCATGGCCGCAGCTGAACCACATGACCCGTGGCTTCCGCAAAGGTGAGATGACCACCATCTGCGCAGGCAGTGGCGTCGGCAAGTCATCCGTCTGCAGGGAGATCGCCCATCACTTCCTTCGCCAAGGACTACGGGTGGGCTACATCGCCCTTGAAGAATCCATCAAGCGCACCATGCAGGGCATCGTCGGCATTGAGCTGAACAAGCCCATCCACCTGGACCCTGCTCTTGTCACTGAAGAGGAACTGCGGGATGGCTTTGACCGGGTCTTCGGCACCGGTCGTTGCTACCTCTACGACCATTTCGGATCTATGGATCCCGAGCACCTCATCAACAAGATCCGATACCTGGCTGATGCAGAACAGGCTGACCTCGTCATCCTCGATCACCTCACCATCGTTATCAGTGGCCTCGCTGATCTCGATGAACGCCGGGCTATCGACGTCACCTGCACCAAGCTCCGCCAAGTCGTTGAGCAATCAGGCATCGGCCTGATCCTGGTCTCCCATCTCAAGCGGCCAGAAGGCCGCGGCCATGAAGAAGGTGCCCAGACTTCCCTCTCCCAACTGAGAGGAAGCCACGCCATAGCCCAGCTGTCGGATCTTTGCATTGGCGCAGAACGGAACCAACAGGGCGACGTCGCTGAACGCAATGAGCTGCAGCTACGGGTCCTGAAGAACCGCTTCTCCGGTCAGACAGGACCTTGCGACAAGCTGCTCTACGACCAGGACACCGGTCGACTGGTC